TATAATACCGAAGAGTGCTGGTCAGCCTCAGACTGTACTGAAGATGAGTTGCTATCTTATATTGAAAAACTAACCCCACATCAATATAAAAAGCTTGAGCAGTTTTTTGAAACAATGCCAAAATTATCACTCAAGCTTCAGGTTAAGAATCCAAATACTGAGATTGTTAATGATGTTGTTCTTGAGGGACTGAACGATTTTTTCGCCTAGCCCTAGCAAAGGAAGATCTTGAAACATACTATAGAATAAATTTCTCACTCATGACCATTCATAAATATTCTTTGACTGAAATTGAAAATATGATTCCATGGGAACGTGAAATTTACTTAGAATTGTTAAGACAACACATACAAGATAAAGAAGAAAAGGCTAACAATGGATGAACTCAAAAAAATTAATATCAATAAATTTTTTTCGGGCTCACTGTCCTCATCTTCTAATGTTAGGGTAAATCGAACTAATGTGCCTGCAGAACCAGTTATTGTATCTGGTTCAGATCTATCACAAATTCTGCAGGTAGTAAAACAGCAAACAGAACTTACAAAGGTTCAGGAAGTACGGATAATACAGGAAAATAGAGATGATCAAATCCTTCAGGGAATGGTTGGTGCATTGCAACAACGCTTTATTTTCCTACAGAGGGGATTTGCAAATCTGTCAAGTCAATTTCAATTAGAACTACAGTCTAGAAAACGGGAAGTTGATAGGCAGGAACGTCTACTTCTGGCACAGTATAGTGAGAGTAGTAAGACACCACCTACCCAAAATACTACTGGCACAGTTAAAAAAACTAAGGCACTAGAAGTTCTTAGTGACACTAATGATAGTGAAGATTCTTATGGTTCTGCTAATACTTCTATTCTGGGAGCACTTGGCTTAGGTGCAGCGGCTATGGCTATGGAGAGCTTGGGAACTAGTGGTGGTAGTGGTGGTGCTTCTGCTGGTCAGTGGAAACCCCTATTAGATTTAATTGCCTCTGGAGAAGCTACGGAGGATAGCTACGAATCAATGAATCCTAGTACCTATCTCCCAGGAGCAACCAAAATGACTATTGCTGAGGTTGATAAAAAGGCAACTGGGGCAGTAGGAAGATACCAGTTTATGACTCCCAAAGAACAGGCAACAGCTGCGGGATTGGATCCAAATAAAGATCTTTTTAGTCCTGAAAATCAGGATAAGATGGCAGTATCAATCATAGAAAATAAACGACAGGGAAATGCGTGGTTAGCCGGAAAGCTGACAGATGAACAATTTAGTGAAGGGCTTTCGAATGAGTGGGGAGCACTTAAGAGTGCAAGTGGAAATGTTCTTCCAGGAAACAGTGGAAGTATTGACTATGAAAAGTTAAAGACTGTACTTAGGCAAATTAAGGGAAATCAATCTAGTACGGAATCTAATAAAGCAAAGTCTAAAAAATCTACAGAAATTTCTTCATCTCCAGAAAAAGAATCTGCTCCACCAGGACAAGTTGCAACCTCTCAGGTGGGATCTCCAGCCCCATCGGCTGATAATAAGATTGTAAGTTCATATGTACCTTCAGATGGTGGTTCAGGCACAACTCAACCAATATTACTTCCAATGGGGGCATCTGCCGCAAAATCATCCTCAGGAGAACAAATATCCGCAGGATCTGCAATTCCTCCGGGCTACTCCAAAAATTTCAACAATCCATATCCAGATGTAGTTCAGGCACAATTTAATATCTTAGTATAATGGCTAAAAACATTATAAACGATTATACTGAGAGAAGTATAAAAATTATTGAGTCCGATGCTAAAGATCTTATACAGGCAATTGAATCCTTTACAATAAATTTTAGAAAAGATTCCAATACTTTAAGACGAAAGGAAGATAGTATAATAACCAAATATACTAATCTTTCCTCCATTAGGACTTCTGAAACAACGGAAGCAATTCCTCAGAAGATTAAAAGTTTCCAAACTCAACCTATATCTAATGAGGCTGGTGGTGTCATAGCTGCCCCCAAGGCTACCAACCTCATGCCTCAGGAAGAAGAACCAACTAGGGTTCCCCCAATTATTCCACCTATAGTACCTTATTTTCCTCCAGGCGGAGAACAAAATCCTGATGGGTCTAATGGTAGACTAAAGGATAATCAGCTTAAAGCTGTGGGTGATGGGGCTAGATTGTGGACTCCGGCAGCAGATGCATATCTTGCAATGAAAGAAGCCGCTAGGAAGGATGGTGTAAATTTTATATTAAATGAAGGTTATCGAGATTTTGCCGGGCAAGTTATTATGAAACAACGCTATGGTAAGGATGCCGCAGAACCTGGAACTTCTGTGCATGGGTGGGGTAGAGCTATTGACATATCATCTCCAGGAGCACAGGAATGGATTGTTAAAAATGGAAGAAGATATGGGTGGATTCGTCCAAGTTGGGCAAGTTTTTCATATGAGCCTTGGCATTTTGAGTATATTGGTGGTGGAGGATCGACGAAGGTTGAGCCTAAGCGGCAATCTAAAAAGTCCATTGTGGAAAAGATATCTACAAATACAAACTATCAGCCAATCATACTTGTGAATTCTGGTGAAAGAGCTGTACCTTCGGGGAATATCGTTTCAGGGAAGCCTTCGGGTATGAGTCTAAATAACAATATTAGAAATCCCCTCACTAACTTGTATATGCATACTACCTATGGTGTTGGATAATGTCAGCAGAAAATAATTACATCTATGATGAATTTAAGATAACTCCACTTTCCGGTGTAGCTAATTCTATTGATTTATCAAATAATTCTATTGCATCACTCTCATACTATGAGGATATTTTATCCCCAACGGTTACTGCAAAATTAGACTTTGCAGTTGTTGATGTGAGTAATGCTCCAGGGGGATTTGATATTTTTGGTGGAGAGGAAGTTAATTTTCAAGTAAATGTTCCTGGCTGCACAAGTAAGTTAAATTTTAGTACAACGGGAAAGGGACTATTTGTTAGACGAGTAAGTGCAGATAAAAGTTCCACAAGTGCAATATTTTCTACTGAACTTGTAAGTAAGGAAACCTTTGCAAACGAAACTGTTCGAGTTAGTAATAGATTTGATACAACTATAAGTGATAGCGTTAATCGAATATTCTCCACACTAAAGTCTAGTAAGACAATTAATGTTGAAAAAACTGTAAATAAGTATTCCTTTATTGGAAACACTAAGCGGCCATTTGATATTATTACTTGGCTATGCCCAAAATCAGTTCCCCCTGGGGATGGAGGATTTGGTACTGCTGGGTATTTTTTCTATGAGACATTGGATGGATACTTCTATAAGAGTGTAAATACTCTTATTACTGGGGAAAGTGTGTTCACCTACACTCAAACAGAAGCTGCTGAATCTTATGATGAGAATAATAGGTTTAGAATACTTTCATCTAATATAAGTAAAAATAATGATATCTTAAATTCATTAAGACTTGGGATGTATGCAAATACTAGCTTGTTCTATAATTTGTATAAAAATCAAGCAACTAAGGTTGAATATAAGTTGAGTGAAAAGTATAGCAAGAATTTAAAAACTTCTGCAGGCACCAGTCAGTATCCTAAACTTCCATCTGGTATTGAAAATTTCCCATCAAGATACCTACTCAGAACTTTGGATGTAGGAAATCTTACTGATGCGGGAAAGATTGAGGAGACCTCAAATTTGCCTAAATATCAGGCAGAGGCGGTTGTAAGATACAACTTACTATTTTCTCAGATATTGAATATAACTATTCCCTGCAATTTAGATTTAAGAGCTGGTCAAGTAATAACTTGCCAAATTCCTGAGTCAACTGCAAATCCTTTAAAGAAGAGTTATGAATCTCAGCACACTGGAAACTATATGATTTCTAATCTATGTCATACCTTTGAGGGAAATCAATGCTTTACTTACCTAAGTTTAGTTAGAGATTCCTATGAAATTAAAACCAATATTAACTAAGTATACAGACGATCCTCATTATAAAATTTACCGAAACTAATGCTATTAGATCAGTCATCAAATCAATTACTTAAGACCAATTTTTTGGGTAGAGACGGATTTATCTGGTGGATAGGTCAAATTGCTTTACCAAAAACTAGTAAGTGGGAGAAGTCTGATCTTGCTGCAAAGATTGCTGATGAGAATTTATACTACAGTCGAGTAAAGGTTAGGATATTTGGCTATCATACTGGAAATTGTAGTGAATTGCCTGATGATAAACTTCCCTGGGCACATATTCTAATACCTCCAGGTCAAAGTAATGGTGTGGTGAAGCAGGGAATATCTCACGACTATAAGGGTGGTGAGATGGTTATAGGGTTTTTCCTAGATGGGGATGATGCTCAGCAACCAGTAATCTTTGGATCACTCTATAAGCCATCCTTTGTTAGACCAGAAATAACTCCACAGAGCATAGCTTCCAAGTTGTGCTCAGAATTTAAGGCATTTGATCCAGAATCTCCATCGGCACATAATTCTTTGGGAGCTACTAACCCTGGAGGAAAGAATGTAGGAACTGGTGTTGGAAATGTTAATGATCCTGGAGAAACCAAAGCTACCAATAAATCTGGAATTGATGACGTTTCCGCCACAAGTAAGGAAACTATTCCTGCGGCACATAAAATAATATCAGAAAGAATTGATGATAAGCATCAGACTGTATCAATTTGTGAAAATAATGCTATCAATAAAATTCTCTTGGCAGTTGAAAAGCTTCTAAAAAAACTTCAGAATTATTATCAGTTTGCTGGGTTTTATTACAATACTGTAATGAATAAGGTCTCCAATATTACTGGAGAAATTCGAGCAGTTGCATCTTTGGTGACTGGTTTTATTACTGGATTGATTAAGAAGGGAATGAATATTCTCTTTGAGAAAATAAGTAAGGCAATTAATGAGGCTCTGAGTAATTTAATTCCAAAACCAAAACATGCAAAGGCTGCAAGTCTTTTAGATGTTATACTTAATGAAATCTATTGCCTATTCAAAAAACTTCTAGAATCTCTATTTGATTTGGTGCTAGATTCTCTATTCAATTTTGTAAATCAGGCTGTAGGTGCAGCTCTTTGTGCAATTGAAAACTTTGTTGGTCAGCTCTTAAATAAGATATTAAATTCTTTAGATGCGGCACTTCAACCACTACTTCAGCAAATTAACCAAGTCATTGGGGGGGCTCTTGGTTCAGTTGGAAATATTCTAAGTCAAGCAATGGGCATTCTTGGAATTATCAAGGGTCTTTTAAATTGTTCAGATTCCAGCAAACTTTGTAAGCCACCGGAAACTTATTCAATGGCTGAGGGAGTAAGTCAGGGAAATGTTGATAATTTTAATAGAGTTATGGATACTCTTGGTGCCGGTGGAGCTGCTGAGTTGATTGGAAGTATTGGTGAAGCCTTAGGTGTTGGGGATATTGATTTAACTTCTGGTGGATGTGATCTTGCAACAAAATTCTGTGGTCCACCAAGAGTTGAAATCTTAGGTGGTGGTGGTTTTGGAGCTTCTGGAAATGTAATTGTAAATACGCTTGGACGAATAATTGGTGTAAATATGTCAAATTTTGGATTTGGTTATGTAGAGCCTCCCGTCATTAGCTTCATTGATGATTGCAATAAGGGTCAGTATGGTAGAGGAAGAGCAATACTGGAAAACCAGCAGATAGTTGCAATTGTAATTGATGATGCTGGGGAAGATTATTTAAATAACATAGTTAAAGTTGAGTATGGTATTGGTGATATTGAACAAGTTCCTGCTGGGTCTAACGATACTGGAGGAGTCGGTTATATACCAAAATTAGATGATATTTACATCGATTCTCCGGGATATGGTTATGACAATACCACGACAGTTAGTGTTGGTGGAAATGAATATCCAGTGACAATTGGTCCTGGTGGTAGTATCCTAGGGGTAGATGTTAGTGGAACTAGTTTGTATACAGAAAGCCTTCCAGAAGTTGAAATAAATAATACAACTAATGGTATAGGTGCTAAGTTAATGCCCATACTGAAGTTTATTCGGACAGATTCTGCCGATAGGGAAATCATTGATTCTGCTACAGTTATTACCGTTGTTGATTGTGTTCAAAAATGACAAAACCACACATAGAAGTATACGAAAGATATAGGATTGATTCTGGCAATAGAATGCCAAAATTGGGAACAGTTGATTATGCTATGACCACCAAGACTGGAGCTGGTTATGGCTTTTGTGAGAGTGGAAAGCATTTTCTGGTAACTGAAAACATTTCATATGAGTCTGTTGGCAATAATCTTCCACAAAATAGTAATGCCAATCAACCACATCAACCTGCAAAGTGGATTCATGCAAAAAATGGAGACATTGTAATTCAGGCGCCAAATGGAACGATATACTTAGAGGCTAGAAATATTATTTTAGATGCCGTTGGGAGTGAATCTTCAACGCAAAAAAATGGAAATGTGTTTTTGCAGGCATCTAATGAAGTCTATATTAAATCAAGCGATAAGGTAACAATTGCTGCTACTGATGTTTTAATTAACGCAAGCAAGACAGCAACAATTGTTGGAAAATGTTTTTTGAACATGACTGGTGGAATGGTTAATAGTGCATCCTCAGTAGATACTTTTAATGCTCTTTCTATACTTGATACTAGAGTTATGAAATTAATCACTGCTCTTGGGTTAGTATGATATGGATGTTTCTGTACTAGGAGTAAATAAAACTCTTCATGTTGGCCATTCAGATCCAACATACTTTCCAAAAAATCCACTTAATATTCCAGGTCTGGCTACAATTAATGGCCCCCTTGTTGTTGGTGGAGTGATTGATGGTCAGTTACCGGCTCCACTAGCAAAACTTTCTCTACTTCATATTATAACTCCAGCTACAGTTACTGCGGATATTCCTCCAACTCCAACGGGGTTTACTCCAGCAACTACCTCTGCACTGAAAATTAGTGCTCTTGGAGATGGTGTTATTCCGTATCCTGGTCCAGGAATTGTTGCAAACGCCCTAGGACATACTATTAGTGCAGGTATACCAGTTCCCTCTGCAATAACTGGCCTCAACTTCTTAAGTTCAACTCTCATTAATCTTGATGCAACTGCTACAATTTCAATAAAAAGTCCCGCCACTACTATTTTGGGGGGAATTCTTACTGTCAATTCCTCCACATTTATCAATAAAATTTTAAATGTGGATGGACCATCATTGTTTAATAAGGTTGCAACATTTAATTCAAATGTGATTTTTAATCGGGGCTATACTGCAAACGGAAGTTGTACAGTTAATGGCGCACTGTCTTTAAGTGGAATTGGTGATGTTGCAACAAATATTATTCAAGCAAAGGCTCTGCCAGCAAAACCCTTTGATATTCCACACCCATCTAAACGTGGTCATAGATTACGTCATGTTTCTCTAGAGGGTCCAGAAATATGTGTGTTTTATCGTGGAAAGCAATCTGGGAATATCATTTTTCTTCCAGAATATTGGAAGGATCTTGTTGACGAATCTACGATTACAGTTCATCTAACGTCAATCAATAAGTCCGATTCTCTTTATGTAGATCTTATTGAAAATAATCAAATATATATTGTATCGGATTCGTTTGATCCTCAATATTATTATTATGTTGTTGCTGAAAGAAAGGATTTGGATAAGCTTATAGTAGAATATCCTGGCTGGAATGTGAAGGATTATCCTGGACAAGACTTTATTGGAGTAAAAGATGTCATCTGAACAAACAAAACGATTAGTAGTTGATCTGAGCCAAAAGGTTGCAGACAATACTGAAAATATTACTATACTGAATTCGCTTTTACCTGGCATTCAAACTAAGATTGAAAACTTTGGTCCTGCATGTGCTGGGGTGGATTCAACAATCATACCAATTATTGCCAGTATAAATGCATTAAAAGCTCAAATCCTATCAATAGGATCCACAGCTCAAAATATTGTGGGTTGTGGAACTACGACTATTAGTTCAGTTTACCATGACGCTGAATACTTATATTCGTGGAATGCATCTACAAGTAACTACCAGGGATCTGATCCCTATGGATCCATAACCAGTCAAAGTCTATCCTCATCAAATATTGGTGTTGGAACCTTTAATCAACTTTCTCCTGATGGCGGAGCAAATATTGGTTCATACTACTCACTAACCGGTCCTGGCTATGAAACTAGTCCTGGTGGTATAGCCTATATTGATATGCTTCCCACTCCAATAGTTGAAACTCCAACAGATGTTGCAAATTGTAATGCATGTAAGGCAGCCATAGCAGCTTTGAATGTTCAGATTTCAAATCTTAGAGCTACAGTAGCTGGTCCAACAAACACTGCAAATTCTCTAAAGAATGAAAGACTTGAATATGAAATTAAACGATATGGTTATAATACTTCAATCAAAAATCTTCAAGACGAAAACACTAGAGTTGGAATATCCATAACCACCTTGACAAGCCCGGCATATGATGCTATAGTATAGGGACCGTGTGAAGGGAGTGTTGGAAGAGCCTAGGCTCTTCCTTTGGGGCGTGTAGTCCAGCGGCAGAGACAGAGCACTTAAAATGCTTCCAGGGTCGGTTCGAATCCGACCACGCCTATTGCCTCAGTAGCTCAGGTCGCAAGTTCGAGTCTTGTCTGGGGCTCCGGGGAATTAGCTCAATTGGTAGAGCAGCGCCTTTGCAAGGCGAAGGTCAGGGGTTCAAATCCCCTATTCTCCATCCGTATAAATAAAGCATAATAGATACTTGCGTAATATACGATGCCCCTTTCTAGGTTAGAGAATTTTCTCAAGAATGTAGACGGCAATATACTCTACGTTAATCCATCAGATCTGGATTCGACTGATGCGATTGAAAACCAGGGTAACTCACAAACTAGACCATTTAAAACGATTCAAAGGGCTTTACTAGAATCTGCTAGATTTTCATATAATATTGGTCCTGGAAATGATAGGTTTGATAAGACCTCTATCATGTTGATGCCAGGAACTTATAATATTGATAACCGACCTGGTTATTCAGTAATTAATTCTGGGGGAAGTCCAAGTTATCGAAATATCAACGGGGAAGTTGTAACTCTTCCAGAACTGACAAATTTAAACAATTATGATATTGAAGATCCTGAGAACGATCTCTACAAGTTCAATTCTACAGAGGGCGGCGTTATTGTACCTAGGGGTACATCTATTGTTGGTTTAGATCTTCGTAAGACAAAGATTCGTCCAAAGTATGTTCCTGATCCAACAAATGCTGGTATTACAAGCACGGCAATATTCCGAGTAACTGGTGGATGCTACTTCTGGCAATTCTCATTTTTTGATGGAGATCTCAATAATACCGTATACTATAATAATACTCCTGATGTACGCACACCAAACTTCTCTCACCACAAATTAACATGCTTTGAGTATGCTGATGGTATAAATGGTGTGGGCATTGGTACTTCTTCGGGTCTAACTGATCTTCAGATGTACTACTATAAGATCTCAAAGGCTTATGGTAATAGTTCTGGTAGACAAATTGATGATTTTCCACCAAATACGGATATTGAACCACTTCCACCAGAATTTAAAATTGTTGGTGCTGTAAGCGCAAATGATATTGGCATTACAAGTGCTTCAGCAATATCTGCAAATCCACTAACTGCTACAGTTATCACTCAAGGAGCACATGGTCTTTCGAAGGATGATACTGTAAGAATTTCTGGCTTTACTTCTACAGTATATAATGGATCTTGGGCAGTTATTGGAGTTACTAGCGAACGTCAATTTGATGTTAATATCGGAGCAATACCAGCAACTGCTGGAGTTCTGTTAACTGGACTGGAAAAACTTGTTATTGAACCAGATAATGTAAATGGTGCATCACCATATATCTTTAACTGTACTTTAAGATCCACCTACGGAATGAATGGTCTGTATGCAAACGGATCAAAATCTTCTGGATTTAAGTCAATCATTGTTGCCCAGTTTACTGGTATTAGTTTACAGAGAGATGATAATGCGTTTGTAATTTATAACAAAAATACTGGAACCTACCAGACTAATGAAACTTCGATTTCTGCTGGTATTTCTTCTGTACCACTACATCTAAATTCTCAAGCAATCTATAGGCCAGAATATGAAAGCTATCACGTTAGAGCTTCTAATGGTGGCTTTATTCAGGCAGTTTCTATTTTCTCCATTGGTTTTTCTCAGCACTTCTTGGCAGAAAGCGGTGGTGATATGTCTATCACCAACTCAAACTCAAACTTTGGTGGAAGATCTCTGGTTGCAAAGGGATTCCAGGAAAATTCATTTGATCGAGATGATGTTGGATGTATTACCCACATCATTCCCCCAAAGGATGATGCTACAGATCCAGATACAAAAACTTGGGTTTCCTTAAACGTAGGTTTGACCACAAGTGCTTCTGGTGGTCCATTTTCTAATAGAATTTATTTGTATGGCTCTAGTAGTATTGATAATCCTCCTCCACACATTATAGATTCCTTTGCAATTGGATCGAAGGTCGATGAAGTATTGTATGTAAATGTCTCTACGGCAACTTCAGAGGTGACTCTATCAGCACCAGTCTTGATGCCGATTCCAGCAGGAACTGATGGACCAACCTCTGAAAAATCATTTAAGGTTATTCGTGTTGGCGCAGCAAATAGTATCACTTCAAACAATACCTTCAATCTTGAAGTGCCACACTCATTCTTCACTGGAGAAAGTGTAAGAATTTTGAGTGATAATGGTAATATGCCAGATGGTGTACTTCCAGATAATATCTACTATGCAATTACTGGAGGATCACTTTCATCAAGTCAACTTCAGATTTCTAGAAGTCTGAACGATGCAATTTCAGGAACTCCTATTCCTATCGATATCTTCAATGGAACTGGCGGCCTACTGAAAATTGTAAGTAGAGTAAATGATAAGAGACCAAACGACATTGGACACCCAATACAGTTTGATACTACTAATTTAAACTGGTATATAAACACTTCAACCTCTGCCAGTAAAAATACTGTAGTAAGTGGATTTAATTCTTATAGACAATTTTTGATTACAAATGAAAGCTCAAAATCTTATATTAAGAGGAAAATTGATACAAGAACAACGAATGATAGAATTTATAGATTACGTTATGTAATTCCTAAGGAGTTCTCTGTTGCAAGGGAGCCATCTCTTAATTATATTATTCAAGAAACTAAAACCTCGGGGGTTAATAACTCAAGTGAATTTTCGGTACTGACCAATCAAATTCAGTCCAGGGCAGTTAGAATTTTATCAAACATTGTCTATAACTCTAGTGTTGGTATTTGTACAGTAACCACAGAAAAACCTCACAATTTCATTCTTGGGGATGTTATTAAATTAAGTAATGTTCGGAGTTCTGATAATCCGGTTGGATATGCATATTCTGGCTACAATGGCATTCATAAGATTACTAAATTGAATGATTCTAAGAACTTTGAATTTGCAATTACTGGAAGCATCGGAAGTTATGTTGATACCTCATCCAATAGAGATCAAACTCTTCCAACTATCTCCAGGCAGGAATATAAAAATACCCTATACATCTATAATATTGAAAAGCTCCAGGAACATTCCTATAATAAATCTGATGGCATCTATCACTTAACTTGCCTCTCATCAAATATTTCTCCTAGTGATTCATTCTTCTCTGGACAAAAATATTCACAGAGTCCTTCAAATCTTTATCCAACAATTGATAAGGATAACTATAATTCTGATCCTAATTCAACACTCTCCTATGCTCAAAATGAAATTCTAGGTAAGGTAAATGTTAATGATAGAAGAAATAGTATTACAAAACAGACAGTTGAAACCTTCCTAAAAAATAATTGTGTTGGTATTGCGATTACTAATGCAACAAATTCTAGTGGAACTACAACAATCTATACTAATGTTGAGCATAATTTAAATGCAGCTAAGTCTCTATCGCTAGTTAGTTTTGGTACTAATTATGGATACACTGGCATTTCTACAGTTCTCTATAATGCTAGACTAGTTGGTGTTGGAATTACTGGAGATGGTGCTACCGCAAACATTGCGGTAAGTGCTGCTGGTACAGTCACAGGTATTACACTAGTAGATGGTGGTTCTGCCTATGGTATAGGCATGACTATGACAGTTGTTGGAGTGAAAACTCAAGCATCTTGGAGTCCTGCAGTTGTATCTGTAACTTCAATTATCAATAATGTTGGGGATGCAATTGAAGTTGTTGGTGTTGGAACTACTGGTAATCGAACCAATAGCAACTATAATGGTCTCTATCGGATTTTAGGAATTTCTAGCAGCAGATCACTGAGTTATGATAATGGATCAAATCCTGGCATCTATACGGGAACTACTGGATCTAATGGATTCTTTAGGTTGGTCGATGAAGTTGTTACTGCAAGTGCCATATCATATACTAATGAAAGCACCGGAATTGTAACTGTCACAACCTCTCAACCTCACGGTCTAATTATTGGTAATAAGTTTACAATTGCTGGGGCAGCACAAACAGTCTATAACGGAACATTTATTGTAAAGAATAGAATCAATACTACAAATTTTGACTTCTATATTGGTCCTGGGTTCAATTCTGCAGTATTCACTGGTAGCTGCTTCATCATTCCGAATGGATTAACTTCTAGGGGTGGAGATACTTCACTTGTCGATGAACGAGTTGGAAGTCGTATGATTCCACTCTATGCTGGAATTAGTACAACTGCAGCGGCTGGCATTACAACCACTGCAACCTCTATTACTCTTAATAGTATTCTAGGATTTAGTACTGGGGATTATCTCCAAATTGATAATGAGGTTCTTAGAATATCTGGTTCTGTTAATCTTTCAGCAAACACTGCAAATGTTCTTCGTGGTACTCTCGGAACAAGAGCTGCACTGCACGATAGCGGTTCTGTTGTAAGAAAGATCCGAGTAATTCCCACAGAACTTAGAAGACATAGTATTCTTAGAGCCTCTGGTCAAACCTTCGAATATGTTGGATTTGGTCATGGTAATTATGCAGCAGCACTTCCATCTAGACAAAACCGAATACTAACCAGAGAACAGCAGTTACTTACTCAGTCTGTTCAGGAAAATGGTGGAACGGTTTCATATACTGGAACAAATGATAGCGGAGATTTTTATATTGGTAACAAGATCATTAGCCCAATTAATGGATCAGAAGTTTCAATTAATCTACCAAGAGAAACTTTCTTAGGAGTTAATGATTCAAGTCTTTCGGTAACTTATGACGATGTAACCATCAACAATAGCCTTAAGGTTACTGGTGGTATTGGAAACTTCCAATCTTCGGAATTCCGAGGACCAGTTTCGCTCTATAGAAAATTAACTTCAACTTCAAGTGATGGTATACAAGCTATTAAACTTGAGCTGAAGGGTACTGCAACTCAAGTCAGATCCTATAGTGTTGGTATTGCTACTCCAGTAAATGCGGTAACTCAGGGAGACGTAATCTACACTACAACTCCTTCAGTTGGTGGTTATCTTGGTTGGGTCTATACTGGCTCTGGAGTTAATGATGGTTGGAAGAGATTTGGATTAGTTAGTCAGCAGGCAAATTCTACAGTAATTACTCCAGATAAAATTGGTATTAATTCTACCGCTCCAAGAGATCTTTTAGATATTCGAAATGGTGGAGCAATTCTTGATCAACTGCGAGTAACTGGTATTGTTACCTTTGATAATGGTGGTAGTGTCAATCGTATTACTCTTGGTGATGTAAATGTAATTGGATTTACTACATTTGCATCTACTGGTGGTATTCAAGTTGCCTGTGGAGCATCCTTTGCTGGAATTACTACATTTAAGGCTGCTGCATCATTCTCGGGAATAACTACATTTTCAAATAATGTTTCAATTTCTACGAATACAACTCTCAGTGTAGATTCAACCTCAGTGTTCCGTGGCGATACAAGTTTTGGAAATATTTCAGTTCAATCTATAAATGTACTAACTCCAAATGGATTTACTGGTACTGCACCTCAGAGCAAAAAAATTGCGACGGTGGGAATCAGTACGAACAATAATCACTACTTAACCTTTGTAAGTAATGGTGGAACTGTAACCACCGGAGATGGTGCTCAGGATCTTTATACTAATACCGGAATTTACTACAATCCAAGTACCTTTAATTTTGGATCTTCTGGAAGTATTACTGCAGGAACCTCTTTAAATTCTGCTACTGGTGCCTTTAGTGGAAATGTTACAATTTCAAATCCTGGCACACTACTTTTTGGCAGCACTACTCGCCAAATGCTTAATCTTTATTCCACATCTTATGGATTGGGAGTTCAGTCAAGTACTCTATACTTTAGAAGTGGATCAAGATTCTCGTGGTATCAGGGAGGTATTCATAGTGATCTTGAAAATACTCCAGGATCTGGTGGAACTCTTGGAATGACTCTAGATGCTTCTAGTAACTTACTTGTTACTGGATCGGTTTCTGGAACATCATTCACGTCTTCTGTTGCGACTGGAACTGCACCTCTTACAGTTTCTTCTACGACTAAGTTAACAAATTTAAACGCAGATTATTTGGATGGCTATACCTCGGATAGTGCAAATACTGCTAGCACAATTGTTCTTCGTGATGGATCAGGCAACTTTAGTGCTGGTACAATTACTGCAAGCTTAACTGGAAATGTAACTGGAAATGTAACCGGCTCTTCAGGATCATGTACTGGAAATGCAGCCACTGCAACTACTCTTCAGACTGCTAGAACTATTAATGGAGTTTCCTTTAATGGTGGATCGAATATTACTATAACTTCAGCAAGTCCCAGCAGTCTATCTGCTGGTTCATACTTAACTGGCACTGCATACGATGGATCTACTGCAGTAACCTGGGCTGTCGATGCTACTCCAAACAATACCGCAAGTAAGGTTGTTGCTCGTGATAGTTCTGGTAACTTTAGTGCTGGTACAATTACTGCAAGCTTAACTGGTAATGTAACTGGTACTGTAAGTGGAAATGCGGGTAGTGCAACAGTTCTTCAGACCACTAGAAATATTAATGGAGTTGGATTTAATGGAAGTGCTGCTATTACCATTACTGCATCAAATCCATTTTCATTAGTTCGTGGTTCATACCTAACTGGATCAAACTATGATGGATCCTCTGCGGTAACCTGGGCAGTTGACGCTACTTCTGCAAATACTGGAGATAAAATTGTTCTTCGTGATGGATCAGGTAACTTTAGTGCTGGTACAATTACTGCAACCTTTAGTGGTAATCTTGGCGGTAATGTAACTGGTAATGTAACTGGTAATCTTACTGGTAATGTAACCGGTAATCTCACTGGAAACGTGACTGGGAATGTAACCGGTTCTTCCGGATCATGTACTGGAAATGCAGCTACTTCAAGTGCCACTTATGTTAATGGTAGTGGTGATACTGGTTCTTGGTATGTTGCACTAGTTTCAAGTACTGGAAACTCTACGGTAACCTTGGATAGTGGACTCACATATAATGCATCGACAAATGCACTATCAGTTACTGGAGATATTACAGCATTTGCTTCGGATATTCGTCTGAAGACAAACATCAGACCAATTGAAAATGCACTAAGTAAAGTTTGCTCCTTGAGTGGATTTACCTACAACTTTAACGGAATTGCAGCAAATCTTGGTCTACTTTCTGAGGATAGAATTGCTGGTGTTTCTGCTCAGGAAGTTCTTAAGGTTCTTCCAGAAGCGGTTAAGCCAGCTCCAGTAAATTCTGAGTATCTGACAGTTCAGTATGAGAAGCTTATTCCACTTCTTATTGAGGCTATTAAGGAACTTCAGGAAAAAGTTAAAACGCTAGAATCAAAAGCACAATGACTCTTCAATCCTCTGGACCAATAAACTTTTCCGAGATTCAAACTGAATTCACTGGATCTAATCCAATTGCCTTGAGCGAGTACTATGAGGAGCCC